AATGTCATAGGTTCCCGCTCCCGCGTAGGTATGTATTCTATCTGGATCATCAAAAGAAGTGATCGTACTGTCTGAAGATCCATCTCCCCAGTTCACAGTGAAGTTATGGGCGTATCCGGCTCCACCCTCAAGAATTGGTAGGGTAAAGGTTCCAGGAGCAGCGTAAACAACTTGGAATTTGAATGTATTATATGGTTGTGCAACTCTTCCAAGGATCACTTTCTGAACTAAACTAACCCCTGTCCCTATAAATAATAAGAGCATTAACATAATAATTATAAAAATAATTAATTTCTTTTTCATAGTTGGAATACTCTAATTAAAATACTAAGTTGACTATTATAATTTAAATATATTGATAGGAACTGGTACTTCAGCTATTCCCCAAAGTTCTACGTTCTCTCCAATCAAAACATCAAGTCTCCCACCTTCAAGAATAGGGAACCCAGATATAAGACTAACTCCAGGATTTGAAGCGAGGTATACTGTTTTAGCTAATCCACCAGGAGATCCAGGAAGCCCCTCTTTCAATGTGTAAGAAACACTCCCATTAAAAGCTGTATCTCCACCAATTGTCCACCTTACTGCAAAATCAGTGGCAACCCCCATCATTGCAGCATTAGCATAAAGAACATAGACACCTGCAGTTAGAGCCCAAATAACTTGGACATCAGTCCATGTTCCTGTAATTGGACTTTTAACCTGCATAATTACTGTAAAAATATCAGGCCCTGTTACAGTTCCTTGTAGGAACAAATGCACATTAAGATAATTTGCATCCCCTATTGGAGTAGCCTGAGTATTCCCAGCAGCTATTATCTGGCCAATAACAACTGTATTAAAAACAGTTCCTGATATAGTGAGACCTACATTTCTAGAAGGATTAAAAATTACGTATGGCCAAACATATTCCGAGACCATAAGTCTAGTAGGAGTTACTCCAACAGTCACCTGCTGACTACTAAATCCTCTCCCTATAAAGAGAGCATTTAGAGAATATGGAGGAGGAACTCTTCCCTGAGGAAGCATAGGAACCTCTGATCCTACATACCCTTCTCTTACAGGAAGACCAGCTCCAACTCTCCTTGGCCAAAGATCCGGTGGTAAACCTCTAATTTTATTTTGATTATTCATATAGTTTCACTCCTGTTATCATAACCTCTACTGGGTTAGGAGCCGCAGATAGGTCAGTAAAATTGACAACAATAACCGATCCCCGATAAATGAATCGATTAGAAAAAACAACATTCGGAAACTGCCCATTTCCCACCATACTATCAAAATGAACTGGAATATTCTGCCAGTCTCGATCCCTCGAGGCTTCCTTAAATTCAATAAGGCAAGCCCCAGTTCTAATCCCTGTAATCTTCTGGACGAGAAAGTGGGCATCCATATCAACTTCAATATTCACTGGAAGAGAAGCACTAGCTGGAACTGTAATAGCCCCTGTCGAATACACAAAGGGAATTAAAGCCCGAAATCTTCTATCCCAAGGGGAATTCCCTGGCCTCATCTTTGCACCATGCATTGCAAATCTTAATGTATTAGGTGCAGTAGAATAATCAGACGCTTCAACTGTAAAGGTTGTTCCTGCTAGGATAACATAGGGTCTTCCCCAAATAAAAGGAGTCCCAATAAGATTACCAGCAATGCCCTGAATATCAACAGGATTTTTAGTTAAATACCTTCCCATTGAATCATCTCGGAATTTGAGCTTAATAAGGGGACTTGTAGAAACATAAGCATTTTTCTGCCATTCAAAGTCAGCATCTGAATCAATTCTGATCTGAGTGGGAGTAAAAACAGTTCCTGTTGCTCCAGCCAAGTTAACATTCATTCCAAAAACAAAAAGTTCTTTCCACATTTTCTTTTCCTCCTTTTTCTTTTTTTATTTCTCACCAACCACTTTTATTTTCTTATAATAAGCATCTTCCCATTCTTTTTCAAGTTGCTTATTAGTATAATTTTCAAACCCATCATGTCCATATCTAAGCAGATCTGCAATAACCCCAATATCCTCCACATAATTCTGGGCGGAATCTTCAACTAACTTATTAATAACCTCTTCTCTTTTCATCTGTTTCATAACAATCTCCTAAAAATTAAAGTAAGATAGCATGGCCCCTTTTTTTAGCAAAGCACCGGAGGGGCCGTAACCGGGAAGGAGGGACATGGAGGACTAACAGATTACGTAGGGCGCCGCATGAAGGCGTGCAATATCACATAGATATCATGAGCAGAGGTCACAGTGATCGCTGTATCAAAATCAAGAGACACTGAGAAGTTCTCATACGGATTCAATGTGATAGGCACCGGGAATCTGTAAATTCCCTGATAAAGCCCAACAGCACATCCAGTGGGAGCTGTACCAAAAATAATGGGGTTAAGTTCAGGAATTGAGATCATCGGAAGATGAAGAATATCCTTATCTACAATCCTGAAAGTAAAATAACCACCATTTCGGATTTTGCTCCTATCAAGAGGATTGTTAAGGTGATCCTCATTCTCAGAGCAGAAGGCAATACTCATTCCTACAAATTTGAATAACTTCGTAGGAACCACGTTAGCGTTATCAATGTTAGTGTCACGATAAGTCTTAACCTTCGCAGCACTAGCACCAAAAGTGACCAACGTTGCTATCGAGCCCCTCTGCTGAGCAAAGAACGCCAGCTGAGTCGTACCTGTTACAAAATGACACCTGTCATACACCTTCTGTTACTTTAATGACCTAATATCAATTAGGCGGATGATTATTTCTAATCATCTCTTCAAGTTTCCTTGAAGCACGGATTATATCATGACTCAAATCTTCTTTAGAGTCTCTTGTCCTAAATAAGGGAGATCTAAGTTCTGGATTAATCTTATATTGTAAACAGGGAACCTCTTTAACATACGAGTAAACTATAGATAGAAACTTTCTAGCAGATTCCCCTTTAGCCGAGATAGAATTACTTTTTAACTTATTAAACTCTATCCCAAACTTACTTTTGAAAAATTTACGTATAAGATTTATCCCAGATTCTTCAAAACCACTAGTAGCTAACCTAATTGCCCCCACCTCAAAACTCCCATTTCTTTTAACTCTAACTAAACAACCATCATCCATATACCAAGTTGCAATTGAAATAGAAGTCAGCCGATTAAGGACATTCATCCGGATCTTCTTTTTTGGTCTTCCTGTTTCTAAAGAGTAAATATCTTTCCAAATATGAAATAGATATTTGGAAATCTTAGAACAGGCAAACCACTTAATTCCATTAGAAAATCCTTTCTTAACCCTTTTAGCTACTCTAAATTCTCCAAGTAAAGGCCTTAATTTATCTAACTTCCAAAGAAAATAGCTCCCTTGAGCTTCACAATGAGAAAACCTGAGCCTTGCTTTCTTTTTAAAGTGTTTTCTAGACTCAATATTCCCATCTCCTAAGGAAGTTCCCAAAATAAGTTTTCTCGCCACCTTTACTGGAGAATTCTCTAACTTTAATTCTCCCTTAATAATCTCTACACCTTCTCTACTTTGAGTAGAGCTTGGCTCGGTATTTCCATGATTCCCATTCCTAAGAATTTTAGGATCCACCGAATTCACAAGATTTTTCAACCGCTGTATTTTAGGTTCACGGTTGCCAGCCATCTTCTTTAACTTTTCATTCGCTAAAGAGTGGGCCATCTCTTCAGACCTAAAGTCTGCCCCGTACACGGCCTCTACACCTTTCCTTCTTAGAAGGACTTGGTTCGGGATTAGCATTACAGCTTTCCCCGAGTTCACGGAGTTTTTTAACGAGGGCCCCTGGCAAATTTTAAGGTCCTCGGGAAGCTCTGCCCTTTGTGTACGAAACGGCTGAGCCTTCAATGGATCAGATGGAATTACTTGTCCAAATTGGGGTGACATAATGTTTCACCTCCTTTCATATTTTGCTTAGATCATCAAGGATGCATCTCTTTTTGAATTCAAAGATCTCTTTACAATCTTAGAATACATAGATTCCATTATGGTATGAATTCAAGGACTACGGAAAAAATAGGTGGGTACAAAGACCTCTACTACAAAAGAGCTTAGCTCTTACATTGGATAAGATTCACTTGTAGGGTATCCTTCAGAAACCTCTCCTGGATAAGCTCCTACCCCTCCTCCACCAGCTTCTGCAAACCGGGAATAAGGGAATGCTCCAAAACCAGCTAATGTGGTCTTAAAGACATAGGTATTGAGGATGTCATTCAGAAGATTGATACCAGAACCAATCAACCAAACAGCACCGTTCTGCTTACCCAAAAACTTTCCAATCAGCATACCACCACCAACCCCAACCGCTGCCTTCACTCCAAGCCTAGGCAGAGTAGTAGTCATTCCGACCATAGCTGGAACTTTCTCAGTTGCCAAATAGGCCGCAGTACCAACTGCCACAGGCATTAGAATAGACATTGGTCTTGCAATAGAAAGGGCGGGAACACCAATAGCCCGAGCTCTACCTCTACGTGGATTGCTTCGATAACGCCGAATTCTATACCGTCTAGGATTATCCCTCAGCATGAGGGCTCTTCCACGGCTTACCCGACGTTTTCGATACCTTCTAGGATTCTCATTCAGCTTAAATCTCCTTCTGAGTCTCCCAATCAATCCAACCCTTCTAGCACGAACTCTACTTCTACGCACCCTTTTCTTTCTGGGGTTGTTGTCAAGCCTTATCCTTCTTTTTAAACGTCTTCGTCTTGGATTTGCTCCCACAATCATCACCTCCTCTCCAAATGGATTTCTCCCTAGTCGGCGTCTTCTAACACCAGACCGGGGATTATATTCAGGTTCATTCTTTCGAACTCCACGTCTAAAAGACCTCCAAGCTTCACTCATCCCTTTTCTAGGACCATAAGTCCTCATCATACGAGATAAGAGTCTACCTGGAAGACCACCTTTTCGTTTACGTCGAATTCGCCTTCTGCCTTTTCCTAACCTCAACGGGTTAGGGTTAATCAAAAATGATTCCATCGCCATAATTTCCACCTCCCCCCTGAAACCTAATATTTTAAATCTTTTCTTTTCTCATTATAAAGTTGCTAAAGCCTCTCCAACTACTTCAAAATAGATCACCTCTGATTCAAGATCCTGGTCATAACCAAGAGAAGCAGTCAATTTAGAATAAATTTCATCCGCAAACACCCCTTCACATGGTAGATTAGGACTAAATTGTTTTAAAAATGAAATTAAACCTTTTACTTTTGTAACCTTTATGCTAATCTTCTCTTTTGCCATTTTAGTCCTCCCTTAATATTTAAACTTCTTCCAAAGCTTCTTTTTCCCTTTAATCAAAATTGAACCATCAGGCAATCCAAAGATCTTAGAACCTGGTTTAAATTCGTGCCTAAAATTTTCTTTTGGAAAAGTTGAATTAAGACCTTTTTGGGCCTCTATCGCAATAATTTTCCCGTAAATTTCTATAGCTCCTGGAGGTGGATTCTTTTTTATTAAAACATTATAAGCAATCCCCCTAGCTCTTTCCTCAGTAAGCCTGGGATATATTTCCATTAATCTCTTAACTAATTCAGGCTTAGATTTATATCCAACCTTTTGAGTAAGAACCTGAGCAGTATCTAAAACCTGGTTATGTTTTCTTTCTTCTAGCTTAGTAGATATTTTTCTTACAGGATGAAGAATCCTTCCCCTTTCTCGTTTTGTCATAAGAGGAGTTTCAATAGATTTTTTAATATATCTCCTTCTTTCACCCTCAGCAACTTTCTTTCTTAAGTGTTCCTTTGAAACAGCTTTTGAAAGATTAACTCCCAACTTCCTAAGCTGTCTTCTAATCTTTCTTGCCTCTTTAGAATTCCGATCCATCTTGGAAAGCCTTTCTAAAAGTTTAGATCCCTCCCCTTTTGCTTCTTTAACCATTTCAGAAGTAATAGCAACGTTCTTATTAAAACCATGAGAAGAAGTTCTTTTGAATCCTAAAAGAAGCACTTTAATCATTCTCTCTAACTTCTCTTTAGAAACTAACTTATCAATCCAACCATCAATCCAAATAACATATTCTTCCTTAGTTGGTTCTCCTTTTAAATATGAAATTATTATTTTCTCAACAGTGGCATCCTTAAAAGACACTCTTTTACTAAGCTGTCTCCTGATCTCTTTTGCTCCTCTCGAGTCCCTATCTAACCTAGAAAGTCCTTCTAATAAATGAGAAGTTGTCCATCTAGGCCTCTTAACCATTTCTGGGGTAATAGCAATATTCTTTCTCATCATTCTTCGGTTCCATCCTATAACTGGAGCCGCATGAACTGTAGTAAACCGGGACATTGGCTTTGCTATCTTAACAGCTTCCCAATTTGTTCTGGCATCTACAATCACATAAGAGCCATCAGCAAATACCACTTTCCATTTTTTGAGAGAAAGAATTTTCATACTAATAAAGTCCTTTAAGAGCATAATCTGCAGCTCTTATTCTAGTACTAAAGGGTCCAATTACATGTCTAAAATCAGGATATAGCTTCTTTTCAGGCTTTCTTTTAGATTTAAAAAACTTAATTCCTCCAGTTTTATAAATCCCAACATACCACTTGTAATATGAAGCTCTTTCAATCAAAGGCCTTCTTTTAGGATTTCTTTTTCTTGGGTGACCAAACTCATCAGCACTGGAAGCTGGAGCTTCCCGTTTTAAGTACTTTTTAGGATGTGTCATAACATCTTCAGGTCGTGATTTCTTCCTTATACCCTCCAATGAAAATTTAGCATATATTCCTGGATAAGCTCCCTTAAATCTTTCAACTAACTCTCTTTTACGAGAGGAAGATATTTCTCTGGGGTCTCCCCAACCTTCAAAGATCTTCTCTCTTAAGCTAGTTGTATATCTTTCTCTAATCCAGCCTCTAGCCTCTTTCTCAGGAATACGATATCTATATTGAGTATCTTTCACTAATTCATCAAATTTTTTCTTAGTTACCAATTTTCTTCCAGTCTTCCATGACTCCCTTCTCCTAAGCCCAGTAGGAAAAGGATTTTTGCTAAGAGGGCAAGGATTTGATAACATAGCTTCCTCCATCGGATGAAGAATCTTCTGGATCTGAACAGGAACTTTACATAATTCAGTAGAAGGGGAATATTTCCCTTTTGGACATCCAAATGTTATTCGATGAGCCCTTGATACTTTTGTCCTAAAAGACCTAGGATCAAACTTCCTCTTTGATTGAAGTGGCTCATGAATAAATCGTGCTCTACTTTCTCTTACTCTCTTTGCCATTATAATCATCCCCTTTTCTTTCTAGATACATAGAAGAAAACTCCAGCCGCCAGCAAAACTGGAATAGTCCATCCTGAAAGAATCCCTACCTCCTGTGGAGCAAGTCCTTTATATTGATTCCAAATGTCACCAACATCACTAATCTGAGAATCCATTTGATAATAAAAAGCTCCCCCTTGAAGAATATCAGAAACAGAATAAGATCCCGCTTTCGCCCGTTCTATCATGGGAGTAATTGTATTACTAAGAGCATCCTCAAGCTGAATCTGAGATCCTAACAGCTCAGTCGCCTTACTCTGGATAGTCAAAATAGAAGACCTCTGCATTTCAAGTAATTTAGCTTTCCCACCAAGAAACTCTCCAATCCTTGCTTGGATTCTAGCCTCTATATCTTCTATTTCTCCTAACATTCCCCCCCGATTTACTGACAGCATAATACCTCCTCTTTCATGTTTTCTTAGCAATCATCTTAGGAATAACTCCTACTAACAAAAGATAACCCACTCCCACTATTAAAACATAAGGGAGTAGAGGCTTTAAAATTGAAGCAGCTGTTGTTCCAACTATAGTTCCCATTTCTGGAAGTATCTGCTGGACTCCACCTGGGGCTGTTGAAACTACTCCTCCCTCTACCTGAACAAGAGAAGCACCTCCATATCCCATGTCCTTCCATGAAGTATCAAAGGCACTCATCCAATCTGATACACTTACATCCATTGTAGGAACTATCCCAATCACCCAATGATCTGAAAAGAGAGGCCTAGTAGCAGATACGACTTCTCCAAAATTCTGAAGCCGATAGTTTAGATTCTCTTTCACCCAGGCTTCAGTATTATATTCAAAGAATCTTCCGTGGGCCCAAGTAAAAGTATACTGACTACCAGATTTCAGTACATTACCACTTGTTAAGATTGCTCCTAGATATCCAAGTCCTCTTGGTTTTGTATACATAGATTAACCTTCCTCTTCAGGTCCCCCTTCTTCTGGTTCTTCCGGTTCATCTACACCATCCAAATAATCTGCAATTGCATCATGGATATGGTCAGCTGCTTCAGTTGAAATTCCTAGTTTACCACTAACCTCCTCAGATGAGAGATCAACTAATTTTTCTAGCTCTTCTTCCCAGTCCATTTTATACCCCCTATTAATATCCCTCTATTTCTTCCTTAGCTTTCTCTAGTCTCTCATACCCAACAGTATTCTCTAGTTCATCTTTTTCAAGGTCCTCAAGAGCTTCATCTAACAGAGATGATATTATCTGATAACTTGCTTCTGTCAGTTTTATTGTTCTTCTAGCCATTTAGACCTCCATATCTAATACTCTGGTCATGTTAGGAGCTTCCCAACCTAATCCTTGAAATTTAACAAGATCAAATGGAACCCATCCTTTAGGTTTTATAAAGACTAGCCCATAAACATGAGAAAATTTTCCATCTGGCTTATATGAAGTCGCCCTCAAAGCAACTGGGATACCAATAGACTTAATTAGAGATAGAGACAGGACTGCCATACAATCACAATTCTTAACCATTACCCCATTCCAAAGAAAAAAGTTATGAAACCCAGAAACAGTCATACTACATACTTTTTTCATACCCTCTTCAGAAATCTTTTTAATAGATACAGTCTTTAAACCAGGATAATCATAAAGAGAGCTCCTTCCACTTTTCATGTATCTATCAAATTCTTTTATTGGAAATCTAATCCGATTAGTTAATCCTTTCTTAATCCCTGAAAGATGTATCCTGTATCTAGAAGATTTTCCCAAGATCAGATTCATAAAAAAGAGTTCTTTTGCGAGAAATCTACTTCTAGTAGTATACTCAGTAAAATTTAAATCCTCTCTTGTATGCCCATCCCCTTTTGTATACCCTTCTGAAAAAACTTCTATCTCTTTCTGGGGAAGAGAAAAATATTCTTGAGGAAACTTCTTCTTATAAGAGGTAGACCCAAAATTATCCTTTAAGTAATTTCTAAAAGGACCAGAAACAAGGACGTAAGCATGTTTAAGTCTACATGAAGGGTGGTGGGGTAAATTAAGCTTTTTCAATTTCGAGATTAAAAGATTTCTCAGCTTTAAATTATCATTAGCAATACTTCTTCCATTACATCCTTCTGCAACATAATGTCCTTCAACCCAAAGCTGATCTAAATTCTTATTTAAAAGAGCTAATTCTGGGGCTTTCAGGATAGAAAGTACTCTATCATTCTTACTAAGATCTTTAACCATAACCAATTTTACACATCTATCAGAATCTAAAGCAAATAGTGGATGGGTCCCAGTAAGAATAACAGAAGCTCCATTTCCATTATTAAATCTGACTCTATAAGAATTTAGACTCCCTTTATCTACCCAGTTAAAAATTTCTTCAAAACAATATTTTTTCTTCTCAAAATCATATGAAAGCGTATCAAACTGAAGAGGCTTATCTTCCAAATAAGAAAGAGGAAGCAGTTTATAAAAACCAGTTTCTTTCTCTCTACAGATGACCTCCTCATCAACTGAAACACAATCAAGAGAAGGAGTCTCTCCAACCTCTAATAACTGAAGACTAACTTTTGGAGTTTTTAAGAGTTCTACGTGGTGGGGATCTTTGAGGTATTTAACATGACTAACAAGGAAGTTATAAATAAAATCTACTTTGATATAATCATCCTTTCCAGCATTTTCAACTATTTTTTCGGCCCACCTTCTGACATAATAATCTTTGATGGAGGAGTTGATAATATCCTTCATCTTGTTCATCGTGTTAGGAGTCACTTCTTCTCCCACACCTAGAAATTCGACCCTAACTGGATGATTAACTTGTTTAGATATAGTCCAGTTCATAAATATTTTGCCTTAAGAACTTCTGCCTGTTTTCGATCTTCTTCACGGGGAGAAGTGGACATCCTCTCATAATAATCTCTAGGTGAAAGTAGATTTACTCCAAGAGATCCCGCCAATTTTCTTATCTCTCTTACAGAATTCTTAGAATAGGGACCATAACCCCATGGATCAAAAGTAGTAAAGAGGATCTCTTGAAAAACATGTATAAAGATAGTTTCCAAAAACCATTGCTCAGAAGAGCTTCTTTTCACTGGCATATTATTTATACCTTTACGGGAGCTTCCTCAGCCTTCTCTTCCCTCTTAACCCAAGGCACTGGTTCTCTTAACTTGTATGAAATAAAAGCTTTGCACCGTGGACACTTCAGAGATATGTCACAGGGAGATTTAACTTTTACTGCTAGAAGCTTCCCACAATTTTGACATCTGAATCCACTGCCCGTTTGCATTTCTGGACTTCTAAAGTAATTTCCCGTAAAAATCACCGTCCTCTCTATTTTTATTTTAAGCTGCAGGTGGAACTTGAATCATTTCTTTTAAATTTCCACCACACTCATCACAGATTTTATCATCCGTCTTCCAATCTTCTAAAGCTACATCAAGTTCATCTCCACATTTTTCACACTTAACCGGAACAAATCCATTTCCAGCTACTACTGCCTCCTGAGAAGGAGCCTGATTCTTAACCCACTCAATAAATACTTCTAAGTAGGTTTTAGATTCAGGCATATTAAAAATATCCCCATAAGCTGAAGATGAAACTAAAGAAAGAAAAGTATCAACTGAAACTGTTCCAGAAACTAAGGCGGGAATAACATGAGGGCCTATGAAAAGAATGATTAGCTCTTGAAGTTTAGGGAAATAAATTTGATTATTACTTGCAACTGCTCCCATTATCTCAGCGACAATTGGGTGGACGTTTGGTCTTTGCTCTTGGATAGGAATATCCTCCTGGGGTGAACCTTCAGTTTGAGGAGGTAGAGGAACTGGAGCTACCATTGGTCTTCTAATCTGAGGTGAAAGTGGCTTTCCAATTCTCTGTTGTAATTCAATCTTCCTAAGTTCAATATAATCTCTGAATGGAGAAGCCAAATTCTCAATGAATCTTGGGATATGAGGAGCTAGAGTATTCCAGAAACTAGCCTTTTCTCCAGTAGGATTAATCAAAGGAGTAAAAATCTCAATCATTGATTTTATCTTTTCGAGAGATGATAGAGGATCCTCTTTATCTTCTCCCGCTAACTTGATAAGCCCTGTCTCCCTAAGTTTTATAAGATCTGAAAGTGTATCTCTTGGTTCAGTAGTTTTCAGAGCTCCCATATCCTTCAAGTTTTTAAGAATCTTTTCCACAAGTTCGACTTCATTAACTTTCTTCTCTTCCTTCCCTATAAGTCCAAGTTCCTTCATAACAGTAACTAATTCAATAATTGTACTTCTTCCATTTCCTCCCTGCTTATCAGCAGCTGCTCCTTTTACCGCATCAACTCCTGATTTAAAAGTTTCAGCTAGAACTTCTCCCATCCTTCGGTTGTCAGTAGGTTCACTTCTGGGAAGAATATCTTTTACAGTTGCGATAACTCCAGAAAGTTCAGTTAATTTTTCAGCGAGGGTTTGTTGTGGAGGAAAATTAGAAGAAATTTCTTTTCCTGAAGCATCTTCAACGGGAACATCAATTCTCATAGTTAAGCCTTTCTGGCATCCTGCTTCTCCCTGTTTGAAAACTCTTAACTTATAATCTCCTGATCCCCATCTTCTTTCCTTTGCTAACTCAGCTACCTCAATTTCTGGGTCATTCAATTCTTCCAAAGCCATGAAATGGTGCTTCATCTCCATCTTTCCTGAAGGAAGCATCTTGTAAAGTTTTCCATAGTAACCTTCTGAGGAGGGGAAGGTAGAAATAATTTTCTTCAGAGCAGTATCTTCTCTTCCAACCTGATCTAACATCTCCTCTTCAGATTGTCTCTGATCAATGACATCTTCAATCTTGTCCTCAACAAACTTTCCGAGGCTGGACCCAAGGTCTCTTTCTTTTCGCTTTGCCATGAAAGTTCCTCCTTTCTTTCTTTGGATGGCTTTAAACTACTAGAACTTACCCTTTTTCTGGTTACGAAAATATAGTATATCATAAATTTATAAAATGTTATTGAAAAAAATCCAAGAATAATATTATTAAGGTTGATTAAATTTCCTGGAAGAATTGGTAATCTTCGGAAGAGAAGTTAAAGAAGAAACTGACTGGAAGAATTTTAAATTACATTCTTGAAGAAGAGATAAAAATAAAAAAAGAGTTTTATTTTTATACTGAAAGTAGTTTAGCTACTTCTATTCTAAAGTTAGCTAAGCTATCTTATTTTTTATTAATATTATCTTCTTAATTATATTTCTAAAAATAATAAGGATAGCTAAGTTATTCTATTCTAAAGGTAGCTAATCTATTTCTATAGGTCTCAATGGGTTTAATATACCTATAGATCTATATATAAGGGATGTTTTTTCAAAGAAGTGGTCCAAAGGAGTGTAAAACTAGGAGGTTTTTATTTTATTTTTTGTATTTTCAATCCTAGGTTTGAGGGAGTTAACTCTTCGGTATACTATATTAAACAGAGTCTAACCTCAATCTATCACTTCAAGTAGTTTTCACTTATTTAAAAGTATAGTTTTAAAGGACCTTCATTGTTTACATATTTTAAGAAGATATCTGGACATAAAAATAGGTCCTCCAAATTAAAAAATTAGAGGACCTATCCTGCTTAATAATTTCTACTCAATTTTATTTCCTAAAGTTTTTGGTTCTTTAATTTTATGTCCTTCTTCTTGATAGGAGTAAATCTAACATATATTCCTACCAACCCACATTGTTCACACTTTTCTTGTTTAGTATCATCACATGGGATTCCATCCCAATAAAGAGGATCCCCTCCTAGTTTAATAAAACAATTATAGCAGAGTATCATTTTCTGTTACCTCCTTTTTAGGTTTTAAGTGAAATCCAAGTTCTCTTAATTCTCTTCTCAGAGCCCTAGCTTCTGAGGAGGATCCTTTCCCTTTAAGTAGATCTAATTCCTTTAATAATCTTTCTACTTCCCCCCCTGTCCTCATCTCTCTTCTATAAAAATAGTAGATGTCATGACTTTCTTCCTCTCCTGAGAAAGCAAATATTCCTATTATTATTTCTGAGATATATGAAATTTCAAACCCAGATAAATCTTCCATATTGATAATGGAGATTGGAACTTTATTTTTAGGATCCTCTTTGAAATATTTGCAGAAGATACCAGCATAATCTTTTAAAAGCTCATTCTGTTTTTTAGGACAAGATTTAATCCTACTGTTAATACAATGGGAGCAGTTCCTGTCGAAGTTTATAACTGGAATTCCTTTTACATCCCAGTTCCATTTTGTTTCTTCTTCCATTCTCTTTTCTCATCTTAAATAAAAAAAGGAAGAAAGGGAGGTTTAAATTCTCCCCCTCTTCCTTCTAGGTTGTTTAAATATGGTAGGAGGAATTACTCTGCATCCTCTACCCCGGCCTTTTCCTTTTTGCTCTTCTTATTGTCTTTCTTTGGGGGAGGAGTTTCCTTTTTCTTTCCATTTCCCTCCCTGTAGTCGGAAAGCTTGAATCCGGCTTTTCTCAATGACTTCCGAATGGTGGCTCCCTCTTTTGAGGAGCGGTCTTTCAGAGCATTCAGGTCTTTCAGAAGCTTCTGGACTTCCTTTGTCTGTTTCTTAATGATGGATTCAGGGATCACAACTGGCTCCATCGGCTTCAGGTGTTCACCTTTCTTTCCAGCTTTCTTTGTCATGATAAGTTCTCCTTTCATTGTTGTTAGAGGTTTGCCCATTCTCTTCATCCGCCGTCTGAGGCGTTTTTCCTGTTTCACCTCCTTTTGTTCCATCATTAATTCGGCGAGATGACTTGGATGGAATTGTCTCCAGGCCTCAGTTCCTGGAGTGCATTCTGGAACATGATAGTAACGCCATTCTGGGACCTTCTCATCAGGAGGAATTCTACGATAAACCCTCCCTGGTTTAATAATTTTTCCACAGACTATACATTGAATATGTTCATCTTTACCTACTACCCAGCCCCCCTCTGCAGTTAGTTGCCTAGCCTCCTTAATCTCTTTCTTGTGCTTATTTTTTCTGGACATTTTGCTCCTCCCTATTTTTTTCTATTCTTCTTGATTCTCCCTCTTTAGTTATTTCTTCCATTCGTTCCTTCCAATACTTAATAGCCTTATCAGAATAAAAAGGATTCTCTTTGTCTAAATCAGGCAAGGTATTTTTCATAACTAGTATATGATCTCCTTTTTATGGAATTAAAACGATATTAGCTATTGAGTCAAATAGAGATTTAACTGCTCCTCCAAAAAGAGATACTCCTAATGAATATATCATTATAATTGCTGCAGTTACTCCAGCTATTATTATGATATATCCAACTAAGGAAGCTCCGGCTGATGTTACTCTGATTCCTCTCCTAAGCATCTCTAAAGGATAAAAACACCTGTAGCAGAATTCTGCTTTAGGTATCTTGTGGAGTAGGTTCATCTTCAGGGGTTTTTTACAGCTACCACATTTCCTGGCCTGAGAAAATTCATTGTTCTTGTAGGGTTTTTTCATCTGGTGTCACCTCCTCCTTTGCTAAGGTAGAATCCAATTTTTCTTAGTTCCTTTCGGATCTTCCTTCCCTCTTTTGAGGATCTTTTAGGAAGAGCAAATAGTTGGTCCATTAATTTCTTAACTTCTTTATTATCGGATAGAATCTGGTGGAACCTCTGTTGTTTTCTTTTTGATTTAATCAAGGGAGCTTTGATATTTAAAGGCTTATAATATTCCGGATTTCTGAAGGCCTTGATGGAAGTCTTAGTTCTATCTCCCTTTAGTCTTCTGGATCCCCTGATTTGCCTTCTGGCCTCTTTCTCCTCCTCTGTTAACTTATAGTGGGGAACTGGATCCTTTGGATTCTCTTTGAAATCCTCACAAGTTACGCCATGGTATTTAATAAGGTTGGTTTTATGGTCCTTAATACAAGTTCCACAAATAACAGAATCATCCAGAGCTTTATCTATCCCATGGTAGAAGAGGCAATGGCTACAATTCCTATCTGAGTTGAATTTGACTCGTTTCAAGTTTACCTCCTCAGTGCTGGATGAAGGAGTTTTTTGGGAGCTACTTCTTCATATCCTAAGTTGAAGTCTAGCCATTCTTCAGGATTTAGCTCCCTTCCGAAGATCTTATCTATTTCTCTTCCACCAAGGTTGTTTGGCCAGGACCTTCCTTCGGCCTTTTCCCTTTCCAATACCTTTTTTATTAATTTCTGGTTTGTCATATTATTACCTCCTTTTTTAGAAGCCACTATATACTATGCCTAAAGCTCGCCCTTTTTGGTGTAAAAGGAGATTTCAATGTGGATTTTTCTTAAATGTCCGAAATTATTAGCTTTTTTGCCGTTTTGGTCCAGAGGGTTATTAACAAGATTTGAACACCAAAAAGTGATTTTTTACAAAAAGTGTCAGTTTTGTTCTTTTTTGGAACAAATTTGGCTAGATGATATTATTAGGCTTTTTGGTCCTTTGCCTAAGAAGTAAAGCAAAATTTTTCAGTCGTTTACAACTTCTTGTTTTTATTAGAAGAATTGGATGAACAAAAATATTTAATAAAATTAAGAAGTTATAAAAGTTGTCAATCGAGTGGCATATATAATAACCAAATGGAAAAATTAGAGAAAAAGTAGAGGAGGTTCTAATTGCTTATGAAAATCCAACAAAATCAAAAGAAATCGGTTAAAATCACTTGCTTTTTAACCCAAAATAGTGTATATTAAAGGAGTGAAATATGAAAGTCATCAAGGTAACGAAAGAGTATTTTCAGACAGAGGACGAGAAGGTTTATTTCTTTGAACCTTTGGAAAAAGAAATATCCGTTGAGGATATGCAGAAGATTGTGGATGCAAACGAGAAATTAGTTAAGGAGTTGAAAGATGCCCAAGATTGAATTGATACAAGGCGATTGCTTGGAAAAAATGAAAGATGTTAATGATAAAAGTATTGATATGATACTTTGTGACTTACCTTACGGAACAACCGCCTGTAAATGGGACACTATCATACCTTTCGAGCCACTTTGGAAGCAATATAAGCGAATAATAAAAGACAACGGGGCGATAGTATTAACAGCATCTCAACCTTTTACGAGTGCTTTAGTGATGAGTAATATCAAGATGTTTAAGTATGAGTGGATATGGGATAAAAAAATACCAAGCGGAATGTCTTATGCAAGATTTCAACCAATGCGACAACACGAGAATATATTAGTATTTTGTAATGGAAAAACTATTTATAATCCTCAAATGATAAAAAGAGATAAACCAATAAAAGGTGGTGGAATGTCAAAAGGGGAAACAACTAACAACCAAAACCTCGTAGCACTCAAAAAGACATACGATTATAAAAATCCAACTACAATAATAGTTGAAGATAAAATAAGAAAAGATAGCCTCCACCCCACCCAAAAACCAGTAGCCCTATTTGAATATCTTATCCGCACATATACCAACGAAGGTGAAACGGTTCTTGATAATTGTATGGGTTCTGGAACGGCTGGAGTTGCTTGCAAGAATCTCAATCGGAACTTTATCGGAATAGAGTTAGACTCCGAGTATTTCAAAATTGCAGAGAAGCGAGTAAATGAAAATCTATAAAATCACAGAAGCAAGCGATTATCTCGGCGTGTCAATAAACACTCTCAAGACGCTTGCCAACAACGGAAAGATAAAATCTTTCAAGACTACTGGTGAGCATAGGCGTTTTCGTCAGGAAGATTTAGACGCTTACATGGGAGTCGAGAAAGAGAAACAAGAAAAGTTGACTGTGATTTATGCCCGTTGCTCTACCGCCAAACAGAAAGAGAATCTTGAACGGCAGAAAGACAGGTTAAGAAAACACGCAGCAGCCAAAGGTTATAAGTATGTTTTGATTGATGAGATTGCCAGCGGGATAAACGAGAAGCGGAACGGCATACACAAGTTAATCAAGATGTGTTTTGAGGGTAAGGTTGAACGAGTGCTGATTGAATACAAAGACAGACTTGCACGATTTGGTTATGAGTATCTTGACGCAATCTTTACGAATCTTGAAATTGAAGTAGAGATAATGGAAACCAAAGAGAAGAAATACGAAGAAGAATTGGCAGAGGATATTATGAAAATTCTTACCTGCTATTTAGCGAGATATTATGGTGCAAGAGGTGGCAGGAAAAAGAAAAATCAGGTTGAAAATGTGCCTGTCGAATCTAATGGAATTTGAAAAGGAGGATACTCATGCCAAACAAGAAACTATCTTTAATACAAGGACAATGGAGTTTTAAAGACCTTGCTGAAAGGTTAAAAATGGGTTATCTATTTTTCAACCAACCCTTGAAGAGTGATAAGATGGCTCTAAAGGTGGTGGATAATCTTATCATATATCTTAAGTTTTCAAGAGACCAGATTTTATTTAAGAGTGATTTACCATGAGAAGATTTAAGCAAGAATATAACCTGATGCCCTGGTATAAAAGACGACCTCCACTTAAAAACGTTAGGTGGGTTGAAATAAAACCAATTAAAATCAAGAAGGATAAAGATGAAATATCTTGATCTCTCAACTTTAAAGCTAATTGGAAAAAGGGCCAATGGGAAAGAGCTCCGATATATCTGCCCCTTCTGTAAGGAGAGGAGAGGAACTCCAGATACAAAAGGCCATTTATATGTAAATCTTGATCAAGGAATTTATCATTGTTTCCGCTGTGATGCTTCTCCAAAAAATACCAACCTTTATATATACTCATCCATCTACAAAAGAGTTACTGATAGAAATAAACCTTTAGGTGCCTCTAATATTTCTCTTCCAAAAGACTATTGTTTTCTTCATGAATCTAAAAAAGATTTTTTCCCAATTTTTATGGAGTATGCTAGGGAAAGAGGAATAATAGATGTGGATGAGGTTAAGTATGACATAGGATTTACTATTGACTTGAACGACTCTTTCTTTGGTAGATTAATATTTTGCTATTATGAGAAGGGTATTAATGAAGGGGATTTGGATCTAGTCTTTTATCAGGGAAGGTGGGTCTTAGAATCTGAAAATCCCTGTAAGTATTTATCCTGTGGGGATAAGCCCCTGTTTAAAAGTTTCAGGGGCCAAGTAAAGGAGGGAATAATAGTTGAGGGCTTTTTTGATATGGTTAAGGCCTCTCGATTTATTCCTTCAGCAGCTATTCTAGGCCATAGTATTTCAGATAAGCAAAGTGAATCAATCACTAAATCATTTTCTGAGAAAGTGATATTAGCTTTAGATTCTGATGTTCCAGGGGATATAATTCATTGTGTTAAGAAGATTAAAGGTCCCACTGTAATTCCTATATTTCTTCCTAAAAAAGATATTGATGAGATGGATGATTCTGAGATTGAGAAATTGATAAGAAAGGTCATTTGATGGACCTGGAACTTACTATATTAAATTATCTCAGAGAGAAAGAATTTTATAATAAATTAGCTCCATTTATCAATGAAGAGACACTCTCCGAAAATGGGAAGGTGATTTTCTCTTCAGTAAAGGAGCTGATGGAGAGGTGTCCTGAAGATGGAAAACTAAAATGTAAAGAGATCCATCTCTATCTCTCCTCAGACTCCTCATATAGTAAAGGGGACCTAAGATCATTTAAGGATTTTCTAAAAGGGATAAGAAATTCAAGAGTTTCCAATAGAGGGGTTCTAATTGGGATCTGTAAAGAGTTTCTCGAAAAGAATTTATGGAAAGATGCTTTAGAAAAGTTTATGCCTTATCTTGGAAAAAAAGGTATTATGCCTTTGGATCCAGTGGAGGAGGCTTTAGATACAACTAAAAAGATTAGAGAGTCATTTGGAGAAACAAAAGGGTATGACTTTTTTGAAAATATATCCCGTTCAAAGGTTAAGGACTCTCCTGGAGCGGTTGAATCTCCACTTAAAGGAATTTTTCTTTATCCAGGGGAGGTAGGGTTATGGGCGGGGACACCTAAAAAGGGAAAGACATGGGCTTTAATAAATACAGCTTATTCGGCTCTTATTCAGGGAAGAAAAATCTTATATTTTACATTGGAGCTTCCTGCAGACTGGGTCGCGTTAAGATTAGATGGAAGAATTTTAGGAAAACCTTATAAAGAAGTAAATCTTGAGGATTCGGCTAGGGCAGTTAAGAAAATAAAAAGTTTGGGGGGATCTTTGATAATAGAGGATCGTCCCGAATTAACTTTATATGAGATAAGAAACTATATTAAAAGTGATCATTTTGATCTTGTAATAGTTGATTATGCAGATCTAATGTCTCCCCCTAAGAAGTATAAGGAGAAAAGGTTTGAACTAACTTCTATATTTCAAGGGTTACGAAGAATTGCTAAGGAATTTAAGATACCTGTTTGGACTGCATCTCAGCTTACAGCTAAGAGTCTTAGTAAGAAGGTAGCCACAATCGAAGATCTTGAGGAAGCTAAGATAGGGAAAGCTGGGACATGTTCATTAGTTCTTACCATAAATCAGGATCTTCAAGAAAGGGAGGATGGGATTGCTAGAGTTTTTGTCGCCGCTTCTAGTAGATATATTTCAGGGAGATCTTTAAGAAAAGTTGAATCTGACTTTGATAAGATGCTGATGAGAGAAATTGAATATAAGAAAAAAGAGAAAGAGAAGGAGGAATAAAGATGTCTTGGATCAGATATGAAGTAAAAAGAAAGATTCTTCCAACTGATGTAATTAGAATGTCAAAATCAGAGATTCAGTTTTCTACTAATATTTGGTTGAAGTATCTTAAAAGATCAGAATTTATTGGATTTCTGTTTGATCCTGAAACCAATCAAATAGGATTAGTCCCCTGTGATAAAAGAGGGGGTTTAAAGATTTCTGAGAGAAGGGAGGTTTGTAGAGCAATGTGGGGAGGATTTCTGAAGCAGTTTAATCTCTTTTTTGAAAAACCTGAAGATTATAAAATTCAATCTGCTTTAGAGAATAAAACTATGTTAGTAATAACTCTAAATAAAAGGAGTTCAAAATGAGGATATATTCTTCAGTGCTAGAAGCAGTGAAAGAGATAGAGAGAGATTTATTTGAAATGGGGATAGAAAATCAAGCGCCCACGGTCCAGGATATTGCTGTAAGAAATAATCCTGATTATAATTCGAAAGAACTTCCAGGATATTCCTATATGATTACTCGATTTGATGATTTACAAGATATATTTAGATTTTTCTTTGAAAATAAAGAAGATCGTATTTCTGCTATGCTTTATTCACAAGCTGAGTTAGAGGATAGATTTTATGGGTTAGGATTAAATCCCGGAAATTCTTGGGCTTGGAGAGCTGACTATTGGAGAAAGTTTTTGAAAGAAGGAAAGTTTTCATACACATATTCAGAGAGAATGTATTGGCAACTTGGTTCTATTTTTAATGAGTTGTCTGAAGCTAAAGGATCTAGACAGTGTATTATAACAATATATGATTCTTGTAAAGACCTTAAAAATTTAAGAGGCAAGGCTCGCATTCCTTGTTCAATGTATTATCAGTTTCTTAGAAGAGAAATTTCTGGGAAGGACTCTCTTATGCTTATTTATACTATGAGGTCATGTGATTTCTATACTCATTTTCCAATTGATGTTTGGTTAGCTATTAAATTAGGACAGTATATAGCTAATCTTTTGAAAATAGATTTTTATAACTTCACACACTTTATTGGAAGTCTTCACGCATTTGCTAAAGACTATGAGAGAAGAAGGATCTTCTAATGCCATTTAAAGAAACTAAGAAGGTAGAATTTAATGTGAATCAGGTGATAGAGGCTTTAGAGAAGTATTCAGGATTAAAAATTTATATTGAAGGAGTATATGTGGCGGATCTCACCCACCAGTGGGATCCTGTTTTTAAAGAAATAGGGATGGGCGGTGTAATGACGGTTGTCTGTGAGGTTGAATGAATAGAAAGAATTCTTTGAGCTATTGCTCTTGTGGATATAATGGAAAAGAAGGTTGGGATCTATGGGTGGCAGGTCCTAAAGGTATAAAAAAGGGAGATAGAAATGGATCTTTCTGTCCTTACTGTGGAAAGGATCAAGCAGAAGTGATAACTACCCCGTTAGAAATGTGGAAAAATCTCTGTTATTTTCTCTATAATGAGGGACAAAATACTGAAAAGTATGATATTCAGGCTACTTGTAGGTGGAACGACTTTGATTTAGATCTCTCAGATATTGGATATAGAAAAGGAGGAATTAATAAGAGAAAAAATTGGCTTGAGATCTATATAAATCCAGAGGAAGTTGAAAAGTTTAATAGAAATCTTAAGGAAGTTAAAGCTAAGAAAAAGACTTTTGTTCTTCTTTTCAGATTTGGGAACCGGGAGAAATCAAGATTTAACAATATGAGAGATTTCTGCTTGATTGGAGCTACTTTTAGATTTGAGAGAGGAAAATTGAAAAAGGTGAATATATATTATCGAGTTACAGAAGGGGTTACCAAATTCCTGGCTGATCTAATTCTGTTGGGGGATTTCTTCCAAACTTACTTAGAATCTTTAGATATTAATGGAGTTAAAGTGGAATTTTATTTTACTAAAGTTTACACTAGGTATTTTCATATCATAACATTCTATCGAGTCTGTTCTAAATTGTTTAATGAGGATGTAAGACCTAAGTTAGGAAAGTGGGCTCAGGACTTAATAGAGAATGTCCTTGATAGAAAGAGAAAATTCAAGTACTGTGCAGCTAAAAGGCTTGCTAAAAGTTTTCTGGAGGGTGAGGATGAAAAAACCTAAAATAATTTGTCTCTGTGGTTCTACTCGTTTCTGGAAAACATTCAGAGATGTAGGTCTAAAATTAACTCTCCAAGGTAAAATTGTTTTATCAATTGGGATATGTGCTCCTGATTCTAAAATTTTAGCTCATCCCAATAGTCCTCATGGGAAACTCCAAAAACGGAGGCTTGATGAACTCCACAAAAGAAAAATTGATCTTGCTGATGAAATTTTAATTTTGAATGTTGGTGGTTATATTGGAGAATCAACTAGAAATGAGATTGAATACGCAAAGACATATAGGAAGACTATTCAATATCTTGAATAAAAGGAAGTGAAAAATGAAAAGACCTAGCAGAGAAAAATGCTTAATGGAAACAGCTAGAATCTGGAGTGAAAGAGGAACTTGTCCTAGGGGAACTGTAGGAGTGGTTTTAGTAAGAGATAACCGAATTATTTCTATTGGGTATGCAGCTAGTCCCCCTAGAGAGTCACATTGTATTGATATAGGATGCTTAATACGATCCTCAGAAGAAGGTTGTATAAGAACTGTCCATGCAGAAATTAATGCTATTCTATTCGCAGCAAGACAGGGAATTTCAACAGAGGGGACTACTTTATATACAACACTATCTCCCTGTTTTAGATGTTGTCAGGTTATCCTTTCAGCAGGGATTTCTGAAGTAATCTATCTGGAGGAATATCGAGATAAAATAGGATTAGAATATCTAAGGGAAAGAGGAGTAAAAGTCAGTCAGTATGTAGATGAAATATAAAATGACTAGATTAAGCAAAAAATCACAGATGATAGGAAATTTAGAAATAAGCTTCTGGTTTGATGAACTAGATGGTTTATGGCATACTTGTATTAAACAGTGGAAGGATGATGAATGGGTTGTAGTAGAATCTGCCCAAAGTTTAAGAAAAAAGTTAGTAGAAGAGATGTACAACCAAAATATACAATGGGCTGAAACACTTTTTAACAAGAAGGAAGCTGTAATAAATCATGAAGAAGCTATTTGATATAATAAGAGATGAAGATTGTACTCGTTGTGGCTTATATAAAGAAGCTCAGCTAACTTGTTTAGTGGGGGATGGACTCTATCCTGCGGAAATCATGCTGATTGGAGAGGCTCCAGGTTGGAGAGAGGAAGATTTAAGGAAACCCTTCTCTGGAAAAGCAGGAAAGCTCTTAGATAAGATTTTAGTCTCAATTGGGTTAGACAGAGAAAATTTATTTATTTCCAATGCTGTTCGCTGCCGACCAACTGATAATCGTACTCCTAAAATAAAAGAGATTGAAGCCTGTAGATACTTTTTGGATAAAGAAATTAAGTATGTTAAGCCAAAAAAGATTATTGCTATGGGTAAGTCAGCAATACTTGGGCTTTATGGAGATAAGGATTTTAAAATTGAAACCATGAGAGGAAAAGTGTTTGAATATAAGGGGATTAAAGTCTATTCTACATATCATCCTGCAGCTGCTCTTAGAAGGCCGTTTCTTACTAAAGTGATTAGAAAGGATTTGAAGAATTATATTCTGGGAGTAGTTAATGGAAATGGAAAGCCAGTTAAATACAAAGACATAACTACTGAATCTCAATTTGATTGGCCTCCTAAAGTTGCTATTGACCTAGAGTGGGATATTCCGACTAGAGTAGTTAGAACAATGGCTTTTTCCCCTGCAGCTAGAGAGGCTTATTTTGTAGAGTCTCCAGAAAGGTATAAAAATTCAATAAGAAATTTTTTAGAAAACTCTTCTTATTTGAAGATAGGACATAACTTAAAATCAGATTTAAAAATTTGTTTGAAAGAAGGATATATCCGGGAAAAGTATCTTCCAGATAATGATTTCTTCTGTACGATGATAGCCTCTAATGTTCTCGATGAAAACTACCTTCAAAAAGATCTAGAACATTTAGCGACTATGAATACTTCCATGGAAAGATGGAAGACTGAAGAAGATTTTGAATCTATAAAAAAGTTAAGAATTAGAAATTTAAAGGATGCAGACGCTACTAAGAGACTCTACAATGTATTCTCAAAGAAAATTACAAATGAACACCTTGAAATCCCTTTTAAGATAGATATGGATATGATGAAGGTATTGATTTCAGCAGAAGTTCATGGAATAAAAATTGATACTAAAGAGTTAAATGATTTAGATTTCGAATTGACAAAGAAGATAAAGAAGATGGCAGCTAATATTCCTGCTAATCCTGGTTCAAATAAGCAGCTTACAGAATATTTTAATTTTATGAAAATAAGAAGCCCAGAAAATACAGGGAAAGGAGTCCAATCTTGGGGGAAAGAAATTCTCTTAAAGTTATCAGGGGAGCTTGAGGGAAAAAGAAAGGGGGCCGTTGATGCCGTTATTGAATACAAAAAATTATTTGGGATTAAAAGTAAGTTTCTGGATAATTTATCTAAGTTTCTGGATTCTGAAGATATGGTTCATCCAGTATTCAATCAGGTTAAAGCGATCGGTGCTGAATCTGGTGATGAAGAGGGTACTGTAACTGGTAGGCTTTCTTGTAAAGATCCTCCACTACAAACTATCCCTCGAGATAGAGAAGATCTTCCAAGAGAGATAAATCCTAGAAGGTTGTTTGTTCCTGTGGATCCAAAAGGATTTATATTAACTGGAGATTATGAACAGATCGAAGTAAGAACTTTAGCCCATGAAAGTGGAGATAAAGCTTTAATAGAATACTTAAAGAAGGGAGATATTCATAGAGCAATCGCTGCTGAAGTTTTAGAGAAGCCCCCGGATAAAGTTACTAAGGATGAGAGAAAGAACGCTAAAAAAGTAACTTTTGGTATTATATATTTGATTAGTGCTTATGGTTTGGCTTTAAGACTAGGCTGTAGTAAGGAGAAAGCTGCTAAGTATATTCAGAATTTTTATAAAGCTTTTCCAGGGACTGAAGATTGGCAGAGTTCATCAGAATCTGAGATAATTACTAATCAGCAGATTGTGAATATGTTTGGGCGGGTAAGAAGACTTCCTGGGGCTACTAATGAAACTGCAATTGGAAGAAGTTTAATCCGACAGGGGGTGAACTTTCCTAATCAAGGAGGGGCTGTTGATATAGTTAAGGTTGCTATGTTTAAAATATTTAGAGACTTAATTAAAGAGGGGGCTAGATCTAGAATTTTCGAAAATGTCCATGACGAGATAGGAGTTTGTGGTTATCCAGAGGAAGAGAAGGACGTAATAAAAATAGTAAAGAAAAGGATGGAAAATCCTGGGCTGGAAGAATATGGAGTTAAGCTTAAGGTGCCATTGAGGGCTAAACTTAGTATAGGCCCCAACTGGCTTGAAGTAAAAGAAATAAACTAAAAGGAGGACTCTAAAATGGCTAAGGACAAAGAAAAAGGTAGTAGGAAACCAAAGACGGATTTAGAAAAATCGAGAGAAGCTTTAGATGAAGTGGGGAAAGGACTATTTGCTATTCCTAAAGAGGGGAAAAATGTTTATAGGATTGTCCCCTGGAAAGCTGTATTCTTTTTTAAAGCCATTCTCCATTATGGATTTAAAAGAGCAGGTGGAGCAAGGGAAATGGCTTATCCTTGCTTATTTATGTTTGGAAAAAAGAGCTGTCCCATCTGTGACTACCATGAGGAACTTGCTAAAAGTGGAAGTGAGAAAAAGCAACAGTTAACTGCAAAGATAAGACCTGTGACTAAATATTATGTAAATATTCTGGATCGAAATAGAGTTTCTGAAGGGATTAAAGTTTATGGATTTAGTAACAAGATGATGAGAACTCTAAAAGGGTATTTGGAAGATGAAGATTATGGAGATATCACTGATCCTGAAGAAGGAAGAGATATCATTATTACTCGGGAGGGGACTACGTTTACTAATACTTCCTATGATATTCGGGTGAGAGCTAAGTCCACTATATTAGACTATGATGGCTGGGAAGATGAAATCCATAACCTTGAAGAAGAAATCGTAAAAGAGGTTGATAAAGATTTCCTCGAGAAAAAGGTTAAGGAATTAAAGAAGCTTATCTCAGGGAAATCTGAAGAAGATGAGGAGGAGGATAAACATAAAAAGAAGAGAAGGGATGAGGAGGAAGAAGAGGATGACAATGATAAAGAGGAAGAGGAAGATGACGACAAGGAAGAGGAGGAAGAAGAGGATGACAAGGAAAAGAAACATGGAAAACATAAGAAATAGTTTTCCAGATATTGAAGATATTGAAGAAGAGGATGATCCTTTAGCGTGGGAAGAAGCTTTAGGGATTGTTAATTAGGTGGAGGTGGTGGCGAAAGCTGAGGGGAAAAAACAGGACTAAGGCGCTTCTTATATTAGACGGTAATGCTTGAGTCGGGGGAAGAGACCAATCCTGCCCGCCTCCCCTAAAAAATAAGGGATAGAGGAACTGAAATGGAACTAGGAGAACTTATTACTCGAGAAAAGGTGAATGATCTCATCTTCAAAAAGGGTTACCTTAATTTCAGAATTAGCCAATTAGGGAGGTGCCATCGCGCAGTACAGTATAGTGTAGTAGGTGTGAAGCCGGATGAAGCCCCTGAAAAGACTAAAAAAATGTGGGCTGAGAGGCTTGGGGATGAGGGTAGAATTGTAAAGAAACTTAAGAAAAAATATAATGTGAAGTATTCTACTCCAAATCAGAAAACTTACTACAGAAGAATAGTAGAGCCTGAGAGTATAGGTGATGTTATTGTTTCATCTACTCCAGATGGCCTTATTGAATTTGAAGATGAATGGATCCCCTTAGAGATTAAATCACTAAATCCTTTTAGATTTGAGAACATTAAGGGGCCCCAGGATTTATCTAGAGAGTACTTTATTCAGGTTCATGGGGAAATGCTTCTTACAAATTCTAAAAAGATTTTTTATACTATAGGGAACTCAAAGACTAAGGATGATATTAAGAGTTTCCAGATAGATTTTAATGAAGGGGTTCTTTCCTGGTGTGAAAGAAGAATTAAGTATATCATGTCTTTTCAGGACAAGGGGTGGTGGATTTATCCAGAGTTTCTTCCTGAGTCAGATAAATGCCACTGGTGCCAGTATAAAACTAAATGCAAAGGGGATATTTACAAGGGATTTAAAACTTCTTATAATCGTTCTGAAAAGATTGAAAATGATGACTTTGATTTTGAAAACCTAAAGCGATTAGATAAGTTTTTCAGTGCTTCTAAGTCAGATCTGGAGGATGCAAAATTACAATTGTTGAAGACAGCCCACGAGCTGAAAACTATGCTTCTTATTAGAAAGGCAAAGGAACTTACCTCAATGAAATTTAATATTTCATTGGAGGAAATAAATAAAATAATAGAGGAACTTAAATGAATGAAAAGATTATTTACTATACAAACTTAAATCAATGTGACAAGATCTTTATTGGATATACAGTTCCAGACTGCCAACTCATTAATCATCTATTAGGTCATTTTTCAATGGGTGATTGGCATGAAGGAACATTTTCTAACACGACACTACATAAGTTGCAGCATATTGCTAAAATGCATGGTTATGTTCTCAAGTATGAAAAAAGGAGCTAAAGATGACTATTGGGTATTATATTTTTAATGAAAATTCATATCGGAAGTTAAATAAAGATTTCAAAGATGAAGAGAGGAAATCTATTATTGAAGCTGCTAAAATTCTTTCAACTATCTCAGATGATTTAATGATATTTGTTGGGAAAAGAATGGAAGATCATCGAACAGCAACAGCAGCAATTATATATGCTAAAGAAACATTTCGAGGGCAGGTAGCTGAGCAATTATTAAAAGAACTTCCAATTGATTGGAAAGATTATTTAACTGGAGGAGCAAAGGATTTGATGAAGAAGGAGGAAGAGATTGAAATACTATTGTAGGAAATGTGGTTATTGCTGGAAAATTAGAGCAACAACGTTGAGACCAAGATGTCCCTTTTGTTATTCAAGAAAAATTAAACCTAGTTAGTCTTAGAAGAGGGGAAGATGTCTTATTATATTTGTAAGAGATGTGGAATAAAAGTTGACTACGATGAAACAGTTTGTGGAACTCCAGAAGATTTACTTTGTGAAGATTGTTATTCAGAGACGAATGACCCAGAAGGAGGGAAAATAATGAACATTACTGACATTAAGAAAATAATAAAAGTAGATGGAGAGGATAAGCTGGATGTGATCTTTGCTGTCCAGAAGAAGTTGAAGGAGAAGTATGATTGTATTGAAAGGATGAAAGGGATCTATGTCCCAGTGATGCCTTTGGATATTAATGAATGCAGGACGCAGTATTTTTTAAAGGATATGTTTTTTAGAATAATAACCGAATTGGTTGAAGCTTCCGAGTGTTTGCGTAATAAACCCTGGAAACAGAGTGAAGTCTTAGTAGATCACGACCACTTAAAAGAGGAGATTTCAGATTCAGTGCATTTTCTAATTGAATTATGTATTTGTTTAGGAATATCATCTGAGGAATTTTTCCAGCTTTATTTTAAGAAATCAGAAGTGAATAAGTGGAGGCAACTAACTCAATACTAGGAGGGAAAATTATGTCTGATAAAATAAAAGAAACAAGAGAGGCTTTTAAAACACAGAGGGCAACTTTTCCTATGCCAGATAGGGAATTCCCGTTGAGTCTAGATGATTTAGATCCTCTTAATCTTCCACCTGGAATTATTGAATTTGTGAGAGAAGATACTTATGATAAATTAACATTTAATGTATTAATGAGGATATTTGCTGTTTCATCAGCTTCTAGGTTTGATCTTATAGTGGGAGATAAAATTACATATTCCCATTGGCCCTCAATCATAACTTATGTATTTAAAGAGATAGGGATAGCTCCATTAATTAATCCTTATGAATTGGTAAAAATAAAATACTATGGTTCTAAGAAAAATGTTATAATTGAAACTATTTTAAGACAACCTTTTTAATAATAGAGAGAGGAACTTATGAATCCCAGAGAGATTAACTTCTTTAACCAGCCAAAACTGGAGAGAATCCTATATCTAAATAAGCGGGGGTTTAACACTCCTATGTTCATAATAAAAATTGACTCAATTAAGGGTCTTGCTGTTTTCCAAAAAGATAATATGAAAAAGAAATTTTCAATCCGGACTCAAGGAAGGAATCCAAAACAAACTAACTGTCCCCACTTTCCTAATATAGTTTTAAATAAATCCATTCTTCAGAAACTTTCAACGACAATCAGAAAGAAGTTTGAATTGCTAGTGTTTGAAGCAATTGACCCTTCAGAAGCTGAGATGAAAGGAAATCTCATGATTGATAAAGTAAACAAAATGGTGACGATTGAATATTCTGAAGGTCCAGGAACAGTTAGAAGTTTAGAAACTGATGTTATTCCTAGTTTAATAAAAAGAGTTGAAACTTCATTTGATCATTTTCTATTAATGGAAGTGAATAAATCTAATTTTATGGGTCATCAGCCCAGTGAGTTTCTTGATTTTCCCTTTGAAAGTTTTATTATAGAATTTTCAGCCTACAAGTATCCTGTTGGAATAAAAAATTCTAAATATATCTTTTGGGAAATTCGACATGGATAAGAGAAAGATAGGACTCGAATGGTGTAAGCAAGTAGCAAATATTCTTAGACAGGATGGCCATGTTGTCGATGGGCCTTTTAGCAAAGTTATTTTCACAAAAGGAAGAAAGATGGCTTCTCATGTTGATATTTTTAATACATTTGATATAATCTCACTTAAAAATGGAGTTATATTTCTTCATCAGGTAACTTCTTTAAATATGCTTTCAAATAAAAGGAAGAAGATATTTAAGTTGGGAATAAGAGGAATAATCTGGTGCCATTGTAAAATTGATGAGAAAACTGGTTACAGGAGATTTTGTATTGATCCTCTCAATAATCTAGAAACAGCTAGGAGTTGGGAAACTTCAACTATTATTATATAGGGAGAAGTAAAATGCCAGAAGGAATTAAATTAGTACCAATAGATAGAGCAATAGTTGAGCCTGTAATGGTTTTCACAAAGTATGATAAAGATATTATTATTCTTTGGAAATTAACCTGCCCGGATAAGATGGAATACTGGGGAGTTGCTAATAGATACACAAATAAATTTTATGACTGTTTTAGTCAAGAACAGGGGTTGGATATTTTTGGTGTCTGTTGTGAAAAATACAGAGAAGAAGTAGAAGGAGGAATATATCTATCTTAAAAGGAGAAGTAAAAATGAAAAAGATCGAAATCACAGCTTATGATTTGGCCCGAAGATTTGTTGGAATGACTGAAGTTGCTGGTAAAGTTTCAAATCCTCAGATCTTAGCAATGTTACAGCTTGATCAAGTATGGCCTGAACAAGATGAAGTACCTTGGTGTTCAGCTTTTGTAAATTATATTACATGGCTTCTTAGGCTTCCAAGATCAAAAAGTCTAGGTGCTAGGTCATGGTTGCAGGTGGGTATTCCTATAAATCTAGAAGATGCTGAGCTTGGATTTGATGTAGTAATTTTAAAACGTGGGGGGGAAAATCAACCAGGTCCTGACGTGATTAATGCCCCCGGACATGTAGGATTCTTTGCCGGGGGAGATAAAGATACAGTTTTTATACTTGGAGGAAATCAATCTGATTCTGTTAATATATCTCGATTTTTTGTTCAAAATATTTTAGGAATTAGGAGGTTATTGGGATGAAGGGGAGAAAGATGAAAAACGGAACAATTATAGTGTTAATAATGATTTCAATTTTATTTGGGGGTTTAGCTCTTCATTATCAGTCAAAATCTATTATGTGGGAGGAGAGGGCGTGGGAGCAGTCAAAAATGACCGACAGAGCTATCGAGGTCGCTAAAGATTGTAGGGATACACTCAAAGATTGTGTAGAAATTAAATAAACCATGACTTATTGGCCATCAACCCTAAAGGGAGAAGAAAATGATTTGGGCTTTTGCTCCAATAATTTATTTGCTTTACTTAGATGATGTCATTACTAAAGGAATGTTTGATTATATTCCAACTGTTTTGGTGTTGATTTTTACTATTTGTCTTATTGGTTATTTGAAGGAGAAGATGGACTTATGAACCAGGTGAAACATACAGAAGTCCTGAAATATATAAATGAACATCCAGGTATGCCCACTGATAGGATTTTTAGAGCCTTTGGGAGAGATCTTGGATGGACCCTTAGAAAATTGGAGGATTTGGGAAAAGTTAAAGTTGAGTATATGGATCCTGATTTTGTTAGAAAGAAACATAAAATCTATTTTGCTAAGAGGAGTTAAAATTGAATAAGAGTAAAACTTCTCGCCAGAAGTATTTGACAGAGGATGAATATAAAAGACTCTTAGGAGTTATCAGAAATGAAAGAGACTACGTTTTATTCTTTCTATGTGGGAATCTTGGGTTAAGGGTTGGGGAGCTCGTGAGGTTAAGGGTATCTGATATTATGAAGGATGAGACGGGATTCTATTTAAAGATTCCTACATTGAAAAGAGGGGGAGTTAAAGGTAAAGTGAAAGGATCTATCCAAAGGGGAGAACTTCCTAAAGCTTACGAGGATATTCCATTATCATCAGACCTGGCTTCAATACGAGAAATCCTTAGTAAATATATTTCAAAGTATAAAATAAAGGATTGGATCTTTCCTTATAGAGGGTTACATATCCCTGAATATACGGTAGCTAGATACTTCAAATCCTATGCAAGAAAGGCGGGAATGGATCCTCGTTATAGTATTCATTCCTTAAGACATTTCAAAGGGTTCTATACTTATAAGATGAAGACTGACCTTAGAGCAGTTCAAATACTTCTTAGGCATAGAGATATAAGGACTACAGCTATCTATGCCGATGCTAATTTAGATTCTAAAAGAAAGATTGTTGAGGGACTTGAACTCTTCAGATGAAGATTGTTATAATTTGGTCTAAAATATAACAACTTAGACCATAGTAATAGTATTATTAAACTTAAAAAGGGGGGTAAGGCCCTGAAACTACACAAGTCCTCTTATGCAGTTGGTTTATTTGATGGAGAGGGTTGTATTCATATAGCTAGACGAAAGAGAAGAAAAGGAAGGCTCCTTTATGTTCTGTTCCTTACTATGGCAAATAATAAATCTTACAAAGCATTAGGACTTATGAAGAAGCTGTTTGGAGGAAGTATTCAAAGAATTACTCCTAAGAATAAAAGGATAAAACCTTATTGGTTCTGGACTATTTCAGGGAATAAAGCTAATGGGATGCTATTAAAAATAGGTTCATATTTTATTATTAAGAAAGAAGAATGTGACTTGGCCCTAAAATTTAGGGATTTAGATCCTAGGACCAAGAGAATGAATGTTCCTAAAGAGGTCAGAAGAAAGATGAGCAAGATGTATAAAGAAATGAAACAATTAAAAGTTCCTTTAGAATTAAGAGGGGGCAATGGTTAAGAAGGTATTGAAGCTAGCAGTGGTAGGCTCCCGTAGCTTTAACAACTACTCTATAATGAAGCAAGCCCTAACACAACGTCTTCCTTTTGTATTAGTATCAGGAGGAGTAAAGGGGGCGGATTCGCTCGCCGAGCGGTTTGCCCGAGAGAATGATCTCGAGACTATAATCCATTTCCCAGAGTGGAAGAAGTATGGAAGAAAGGCTGGATACCTCAGGAATACTTTTATAGTTAGGGATTGCGATAAGCTGATAGCATTCTGGGATGGAGAAAGTAAGGGAACTAAAATGACAATTGATTTAGCTGAGAAAAGTGGGAAACCTTGTAGTATAATTAGGTTTTGAAGGGGGAGAAGATGAACTTAAAAGAGATTATATCTCGTCGTAAGAATTTTAGAGCTGGGACTAAAGTTGTAAATTGCGTATCTCATATTGGCTTGCCCATAACCACACGTCCCCAGGATTGTAATCTCTGTTATCTAGATATGAAAAACTACATCAATTATGTTCTTGATGTGAATAAGTTTTTAAATGAATTATTTGATAAAATAGAAGAGGACTCCAAATGAAAGGATATATCCCTGATGCGATCTCAAAGATTGCTGCTATGATAATTGCTATACCCATATCCATAATAATTCTTGTAGGTTTGTGGGTATACAAACTTACTTCAAGGAGAGATTGTAATGAAAGATCTAGAATTAAGAAATCCAGATCTCTTTAAGATGGTAAAAGAAGAGAGTCTAAGACAGATTAAAATATGGGGGATTCAGGACCATGATCCTTTTGAATGGATAACTCATACTACAGAGGAGTTAGGTGAGTTAGCTTGTGCTATTTCTGAGTGGACATATAGAATGGGCCTTCAGTCAGAAGTAGTAAAAGAAGCTATTCACACCGCAACTCTTTCTTTAAAGATAGCAGAGATATTTATTGAATTATGTGATGAATGTGATAAATCTTTTGAGGAAGGGCAAAGACATTGTAGAAAGTGCGGAAAATTTCTACTTGAATAAGTAAGGAGGTATAGCTATGAAATACAAATCACCAGTAATATGGAGAGAAGTTTACGAAAGAGATAAAAAGAAGTGGTTCCAGAAATGGGCCATAACAGTTCTTGTTGCTTTTATTATCCTGATTGGATCTTTTTGTTATTTTCAAGAAGAAGCCTTCTTGGCTAGAAAATCAAATGTGCTCCAGGGGGTGGTTGATGACTATAAGATAAAATTTGAAATTTTAGGTCTACTTAGGACTAAAGGGATTAGTCTTAATCAGGGATTAGATATTGCTAATATGGCTGTGATCCAATCTAAACAGTTGGGACTTCCCCTGCCTTTAGTCTTGGCAATTATGGGGAAAGAAAGTGAGTATCTCCCCCATGCAATTAGTAATAAAGGAGCAAAAGGATTAATGCAGCTTATCCCTGCTACATTTGATCTCTATATTAAAAAATTAAATTTAGGGGTTACACAGTCAGCAATCTTTGATCCGATTGTAAATGTACTTGTTGCCACTCATTATTTAAAGGATCTTTATGATGAGTATAAAGGGAAGACAAAGACAGAAGATGAAGCATGGAAATTAGCTCTATCCTGCTATAACTCGGGGCCCCTGGGGGGTATTCAGAAAAGTTATGTTAAGGAAGTGAATAAACTTTCATTACAGATTGATAAGAGGTTTGATAAGTAATGAATAATATATTTTTAGAAGGAGGTGATAGAGCATCAGAGTAAAGAAGAGATAGTAGAGGCTAAGGGTATAATAGAAATCTCTATTTAATTTTTAACAAATCTTTAAAAGGAGGAACAGAATTATGAAAAAGATGTTCATTGTAACCATTATGATTTTGATGTTGGGGGTAGTCCCAGCATTCGCAGGGGGACTTGGATACTCTTGGAGTCATTCCGAGTTTGATAAGAGTACGAGTGGCGTCACTACCAATACTGACTCTTTTCATGCAGTTGGGGTCCTTGGCAGTGGTTCTGCTATAGGTAGTAACTATGCTGGTGGTCAGGCAGTAACTACCCACATTTATCCATTCTCAGATTTTCTAGGGGATGTCCAATTTGGAAAAGCAACCCAAAATTTTGGTGAAACAATCGGTGGATTTGAATTCAGTATCGAGACAGGAAACAAGGGATGGTTGCCTATTGCTGGAGCCATTGCTGGAACCAAAGGTGATGTGTCTCAATGGAGCGACAACTGGTCTAACATCACTGGACTTAATGGAGTAGCCGGTAGCCAAGCAAGTCAGGGTAGTGCAGCGGGATTTGTTGGTGCTGATGCAGCTCTACTTATCGGCAAGAATAAGTCTGATACTGGTGCATTTACAGGGGACTCCGTGGTTGGTGGAGAAACTTATTCTTATTCTTACAAAGGACCTGGATACATTGGAACTGTGTCTGGTGCTGGCAACTCAGCTGAAACCATTATCACTGGTAATTTTGGAAGTGGTTATGCTGGGGGTAATGGTCAGACTTCTGGTGGATCTTCTATTAATAGTGATAAAGGTTCCACCTTTGGTGCATACGCTGGTCAGTTCTCTTATTCAGGAAATGGGTGGGGAAATGTGGCTGGGTATAGTCAATCGTATCATACTCAACTGACTCATGGTTCCATTTTTGGCACAAGTTCTGGTGTCAGTGTGAACATGCCATAACCTTTAACTAGGGAGGGGGCGTAATACACGTTCCCTCCTAACTTAAAAAGGAGGTCAAGTAATATGAAGAATCTATTCCTAATAATATCTTTGATGATGATGCTGGTTGCTACTCCAGTATTTGCTGGGGATGTAAATACCATAGCTGGAGCAGGTGTAGATTTTAACTATACTCCGACTACTTATGCTGACGAACCACGGCAATTACCAATGCCTGTCCCTGTCTTCCCAAATCCTATTCCCTTAATTCAAGGGGGGAGAGTTGGTGATATAACAGTAAGTCTACCTGGATTTGCCTATGTGGGACTTCGCCCTCTTGGAAATGGAGATAAAGTCCTTGATTTAGTAGTTAAGTCCGGAAGTATCTTTGATAGAGTCCGACTTGAGGACATCGAATTGGACGTGATTAAGTTCTATAAGAAGACCATTGAAGGGAAGAAATGGAATGAGACCATGGTAAGATATGCTGTCCAATATAAGGATAGTGCAATGGGTGCTGGTATTGGTGGTGGTGGTGCAAGTTCTGTTTCTGGTCTTGGTAATGGAGCAACTGCGGTAGGCGGAACTGGAAGTCTTGCAGTTCTTCCTGGTTACACCAGATCGACTGCTGATCCTGTGTATGTTATTAAATTATACCTGATCGGAAGCATTGCTTCTTTAAATATTAAGACTGAAGCTGTTGTTCCTGAAAAGGTAGTTAAGAAAATTAAACCAGGAGAGATATTCTCAGTCAATTAATTTAACAGATGAAGGAACTCAGGTTCGAGGGGAAACTGAGTAAGAGGGGAAGGTTAAGAATTTCTTTTCCTTCCCCTTCCTCTTTTTTTCTTAGAAGGGAGAAAACACGAAATGATACCAACTTTAATAGTAGATTTTAATGGAGAGGCTCTCACTATAATTGATGGAGAGAAACGAAGGCATTCTTCAAAAGCTAGTGCTGAAAACTTGGCTAGCCTTAAAAAGATTTCATTTGGAATAATCTTTGATCATGGGGATGCAGTAACTTTGATAAATGGGATAAAAGGAAACTCCCGATGATCATTCTATATTTAATCAAATGCAGAGATTGTGGGCACGAGGTGACTGGAGAGACTGAATATTTCAGTGGGAGATATTGGTATTGTGAGAAATGCAAATCTCGAAGATTACAGGTGTACTTAGAAATAGAACCCCATAGAAAGGAGAAATCAAATGTCACCAATTCCACGAGATTACAGGAAACAAAAGGATCCTAGATTGTTCTCCATTGAGATTTTGATTGAGTTGATTAGTCAGAAAGTAAATGAGTTTACATCAAGAGAAATAGCTGACTTATTTAAGATCCCTATCGCGGAATCCTGCACCCGCATTAATGTACTGAAACGATATGGCTGCATTAAAGTTATTAAACCCGAGACTTATCCTCGAGTCTACGAAATAACTGATTGGGGAAAGAGATATTCGGAGAAGAAAAAAAAGGAGTATGGATTATGAACCTTACTTCTTGTAGTCATAAATGCTGGTATGCCAAGAGAGAAAAATGTATTTGTATCTGTGGTGGAAAAAATCACAAGATTGGTACTCAAGATTTCATAAGTTCTGAGTTCCTTGAGAAATTGGAAGAAAAATTCAAGAAGTATAAGGAATTAAGAAGGCATGAGAGAAAAATGGAACGGAAAATGGGAAAGCTTTCCTTTAAGCCTGAATCCCAAAAGATGATGAACCAAATAATTAAGGCACATAAGAAAAGGTAATGCTATCTATAGGAATGTTATGCTTTCTTGGGCTGTTCTTCTTAGCCTTGGCGGTGCATAAAATCCTAAAAGGTATTCCGATAAGGATTGTAGAAAAGGAAGGTAACTATGACTAAGGATAGACTTTTTTGGATTATAGATGGATTAGATTGGGATAGATTAACTCGCTGGGAAGAGAATTTTATAGAAAAGATGGAGCTGCAGTTTAAAGAGGAAGAGTACTTAACTAAAGCTCAAGAAGAAAAATTAGAAGAAATCTATAAAGAGAAAGCAAAATAAAAAGGGAGGTAACTAAAATGGATGAAAAGAAAATTGTAACTATTGTACCAGTAGATCCTTTTGGAAATCTTAAAGGAACAATTATTTTTGAAGCCAAAGCTGACAGCTTAGGTGGAACTGCTGTCTGGGCTCCCAATATTGACCCTTTTACTGGGATGAAGATACTTCTTAATATGTTTGTTGGTATTCTTCAGACAATATCTCCACAATCAAGTATTATTAGGCCTTAAAGAGAAGAAGGAGGAACATGAAAGAAAGAGGATGGTTAAAAAGACAATTAATTTCATTCTTTGCCTGGTGTATAAAGATTCTACTAAGGCCTTATATAGGATTTTCTTGCTCACAGTTCTCAATAGATTTTAAGAAGCAAAGGAGAAGATAATGAAGAAAAAACTTTTTGGGCTTATTATTGGAAGTCTTCTTAAAATTACTCCTGGTAGACGTCATGCTTGGTATGAAAGCAATCTTGGTTATCCAATAAGGAAAGAGATTGGGAACTGGAAATTACCAGAATTAACTGGATCTTATACTCCTACTCCCTCTTTTGAGAAGAAGATTTTTATGTGGGAAAGATTAAAGTCGTTATTAAGAGGGGGAGTTAGGTTATGGATAGGAAGATTCAAAAGGTGGATGAAGAAGCTATTCCATTTTGGAAAGAAAGGAGGTAGCTAAAATGTCAATATTATCTAAGGATGAGTTTGAGTTTGATAAGATTGAGATTAATGGTGAATCACTCCCCCCATTTGCAGAAGAGATTTTAACTCCAGAGGCAGAGGATCCATACTGGGAAATTCACTACTCAGGGGGAATGGTTATATTTCTAACTGGGAATGTTCAAGTGATGGCCCATTCCAGAGAAGAGCTTAAAGTAGTAGAGGGTGGGAAGCGAGAAGGAGTAAGAAAGGAAGTTACAGAACTTTCTTCAAAGAAAAAGGAGGAATCAAAATGAAACCTGAGGAAATCTTTAAAATGCTGAGGGAAGGATCAGGGGAGGTTCTCGAGGGACTGGAAGCTTTAACTAGAATGAGTAACAAGATGTCTGAAACTGCAAAAAATCTGGGTGAAATGGCCCAGGAGGCTAAGAAAGTAGTGGAGATGGCTGATAAAATTTCAAGGAAGTTTGGTCAACAAAAACCTTAAGAATTTTATATACTTTTCTTAAATCTTCAGAGGGAATGAATTGTAAACGATTTCCCCAGGGAGTTTTGGGGACATATTTTAAAGCAACTCCAAATATCCTCTTTACGATTTCATTTGCTTCTTCCTCACTATGATCTCTCTTAATTGCCAGGTGGCCTACTTCATGAGTTAATAAGGCAAGTTGATGATTTAAGGGGATTCTATCAAAGGCTGAAGCTTTGCAGATATATCCAGGAATATGGCCGACATGAAGATACTGCCTTTGAGATTTATAATTTTCACGGTCAGCTAGTTTGCATCTTTGGATTTTGAATTTCATTTTTATTAGATTTTATATTTTGATTTAGAGTAGATTTCACTTGCTTTCTGAAGATAAGGAGCTATCCTTAAAGCATCCTTAAATTCAAGGCTAAGGTTTTGAGATAGCCCTAAAGCAAGGATCCTTTCTTCTACAGCCCTAGCTGAAGTTAAGGCTGAATCCATTGATTTCCAGAACCATTTTTTAGGAATTCCTGTTTTTCTCATTATTGCACCTCCCATGTATGAATTGGGGTGAACTCAAAAGCTCCAATATAAAGTTTTTCATAATCTCCAGAAGCTACATTTTCAATATGAGCTATTTTTCTTTCAATTTTCTGGATAATCCAGATATCATCAAAAGCTAGAACAAAATCCCCCTTTTTAGGTTTTATTCTTGCATATCCATTCCCATTAGGCACGTTAGTCAACCCCCTCTCTGCTTCTTTTGATTTCCTCATTTTTTCTATCTTTTCCATTCTTATTTTAAAACACTTAGGACAAAGTCCATGAGTATGAGACTTATCTTCATAAGGCTCTTTCTCTCCATAAATAATATTACAGTCCATACAAATTTGCAGCATTCTTATTCCTCTACTTTAGGGCTAGCAAAGTAAGCGATAGCCATCACTGCTAAAACTCCTATTCCAATCCATTTCCAATCAAGACCGAAGGGGCCAGGAGTTGGAGTAATAATAGCAGCTGAGATAGTGGTAGGTTTAGCATAACTTTTTGGAAGAGCAGCTACTGCTGGAGAAATTGAGGGATCAGTACTTGGACTCCATGTTCCCTCTGCTACCATTCCTACTGCCTGTTTAATTGCAGCTGCAGTCTGAGCCCCAACAACTCCATCCACTGAAATTCCCCAAGTGTATTGGAAGTTTCTTACAGCTGTTTCAGTTTCAGATCCAAAGTTTCCATCAGCTCCATATTGGGATAGAGTAAATCCAAGAGAAAGAAGATCACTCTGCATTTCCTGGACTCCAGCTCCCGTCATTCCCCTTGCAAGATAGTTGTAAGCTCCTAGTGGCATTTTAGTTTACCTCCTTAGAAGTATATTGGAAAACGGGCTTCTATTTCTCTTTTTGCTCTATCATA